CGTTGACTGCGGACGAAGAAAAATCCATGTACGACCGCTCCACTGCTCGTGGCAAGGAAGTCTATGGCGACGTGCTTTCCAAAATCAAAGCGGACATTGAGTCTCAGCGTGGGGGAAGCGCGGAGTCTTTGCGCGAAGGGCGTGGTTTGGCTGCGCTTGAAGCTGCTGCTGCTATGTCCCAAGGTCGTGGCTTTGCCCAAGGTCTTGGTCGTGCCGGTGGCGCGTTTGCTGGGTCCTACGGCAAAGCCCTGCGTGCAGATAAAGAGCAAAAACGCGCTCTGTCCGCTATGGACTTGAGTCTGGCTAAGGCTGAAGCTGACCAGCGTATGGGCCTGCACGATAAAGCAGAAGCGCAAATTGCCAAGGCCAACGCCAGCCGCGAGAAAGCGTATACCGCTGGGGTAACCAAAGACAGGGCAATGGCTGATGTGCTGTCTAAGACCGGTCGCCTCGCTATGCCCCCAGCGCCTACTAAGTCGGGTGAGCCTAAGCCTTTGAAGATTGCCGAGCAGCTCGCTGCGGCGGAGATCGCGCACGAGACCAAGCCTTCAGAAGCTACGCTAGCAAACGTAACCGCGCTGCGCCGTGCTATGGACCGAGCCAGAACTTCTGACTTTGGCCCAACTCGTGCGGGTCTGGGTGAGGCTAATTTGGATGTGAGACTGGGAGATGCCATCAACGCCGCGCAGGCGAAGCTGAAGTTCACACCCGACTACGTCAAAGCTGACCCAGCTAAGAAAGCCCAGATGATGCGGGACGAAGCGGCTAAGGTTCGCGCAAATGCGGGTAAGGACGCAGGCGTAAACAGTAATTCGACATCGGGTACGGGATCGGGTACAGTCGAGGGACTGCCTGCGGGTGCTACCGTAAAAGGCGATAAGGTCTACGACTCAAGTGGCAAACTAATCGGACACGTAAAATGAAATTTGTTCCCCTCTCTGAATCAGCAAAAACCGAAACAGAAGAGGGGGCCAAAACCCTTCGATTTGTACCGTTAGAGCCCGCTGCCCCGCAAGAAAGTAAGGCTGCGCCTTTTGGCCCAACTTCTGGGCTCGTAGACTTCATAAACAAGCCTACCCCCAAGCCAGAAAGCGTGCTTGAAGGGCAGCAGATGCCCGGTCCACTGCCGACCGAGGACAAAATGATCCGCCCCGAGTTTGTTTCCGGTTTGGAAGCACAACTCAACGCAATGCCGGAAGCCAAGCGCAGCGCAGCGCTTGAGAAAATGCTCCAACGCCCAGACGTTTACGGGCGTGCGGCCAAAGTAATCCAAGGTCGGTATGCGGCTAGAGACAAGGTTCAGCCCACCTCGCTCCAAAACTTGACCGACTTGCGTCTGGAGCAGCAGCAAAAACGGTTTATGCAGCAGGGCATGGAGCCAACGGCTGCCCTCAACCTCGCACGACAGCAAGCCCAACAGGGTGTTGCCCGCCCCGATCTTCAGCAGATGACCCGGGACGTTGACGGCGAACTCGCCGATCAAGAAGCAGCTCAGATGCGCGAGAACCTCAAAGACTCCGGGTTCCTCGGGCGCGTGGGTGCGGAAACTAAGGTGCAGTACACACAGGCTGGGCTCGGCTTGATGAACGTCTTCGCCGACATCACCGGCGACGAGCAGATGCAGCGGAACATAGCCAGAACTCGGAATATGGTCGAGGCTGGCCGGGAAGCCATTCCCAAGGGCGACACCATTTTTGAACGCTCGGCGCAAGGAGCCATTTCGTCCTTAGCGGGGCAAGCTCCCATGATTGCCCTGAGCGTGCTTACCGGTACGGCAGCTCCCGTTCTCTTGCAGGCGGGTATTCAGCAGTTCGGTGATTCCTACGGCCAAGCCCGAGCTGCGGGCAAATCCCCAGAAGCCGCCGCTGCGCGTGCTATTCCTATGGCTGCTGCGGAGATTTTCTTCGAGCGGTTTGGTATGGAGAAGGCACTTGCTGGCCTGACCAAGCACGTATCCAAGTACGGGTACGACTCTATCCCCAAGTACGTTGGCCAAGCAGTCGCGAAAGAAATCCCAGCCGAGATGGCTACTACTGCTACGCAGTACGGTATCGACATCGTTCCCGGGATTGGCCTGAACAAAAACCCCAGCTTGGTTGGTCTGTACGAGCAGCTGGAAGAGACACTGCGCCAGACGATCATCCAAGCTGGGGTGCAGGCAGGCACAACTATCGGGGCTGTAAAAGGCGTCCAGAAACTGTCGAAAGCTCTGCAGGCTAGCGCCCCCAAGTATGAGCGCCCCGATGACACGGGGTACTACCAAGCCCTGCTTGCAGCAAAGGAAAAAGGGTTCTTGGTTTCCGAGCGCCGCAATCAAATGGTGCCCCCCGGGCAAACTGCTGGAGCCCCATCCACCGATGGTACCCTCACTGATGAGGGTAGCATACCAAAACAAGATCAGTTGGCTGATCTTACTGCTGAGATCGAGGCCACAGGCATCCCTGCGGACGACGCACGGGCGCAAGCCGAGCAAATGCTCGCCGCTCAGGAAGCTGAAAAGCGTAAGGCTCTGGCCCCTCGCATCATCGAGTTGACCCGCGAGTTTGTTGATGGCGGTATGGACCCTCAGCAAGCCAACCAAATAGCCATTCAACAAGCCACTGAGGAGGCACAAGCAGATGAACAAGCCCAACTCGAAGGTGCTGTCGGTAGCGCACCAACTGTCAGTACCGCAGATCGAACAGGCGCTGGAGTGGCTGGACAGCCCGGTGGCGTCACCGCCCCCGGAGGAGCTGGAGTCACTCAGCCAAGTGGAGTGGTTCCAACTGGACAGACTGCTGCAGGCACTGTGGCGGGAGAAGGCGGGCAGCCCGGTGCATTGAGGATAAAGAAGAACGAAAAAACTGGTGCCGTAACAACTACGTACGCAGTGCAGGACGAGGACGGCAACCCCTCAGAGCTTAGCATCGTACGAAACGCCGACGGTTCAGTGTTTCGTGTGTTTGACAAAGTCACACGAGATGACGGCAAAACAATGCAGGTTGAGCTGGACAACAGCTATGGTCAGGGGGTTGATAACGCAAAGATCATCTCGCAGTCCAACCGTACCCCTATCGAAGCACCCAAGGCCAAGCGTGGCCGACCCGCTGTTCTGACCGAGGAAGAAAAGCAGCAGCGTGCCGAAGGTAAAAAGCCCGTGCAGGCTGCGAAGGCCAAGGCCGAGCGTTCAATCCTCCGGCTGACAAACAAGCTGGACGAGCTGGCTACGCTGCCCGATGAAGGTGACTTCGAGACGGACGAAGATTACGAAGCAGCCCTTGCCGACCACCGAGCCGAGCGCCGCGAGACGATCAAGTCTTTGTTGCAGTTGCAGGCCGATCCCCTGCTTCGGGGTACTAAGGTAGGTGAGCGCGTCAAAGTTGCGCTGGCCCGCCCTGACATCTCCGAGAAGGAAAAAGCTGATCTCAAAGCAGGTATCGAGGCGCAAAAGCGTGCACAAGCTGCGATCCAAGGTGACCGACCAAGTTCTTCTCGCGTGACCAAGGGCACGCCCGACACTACGTTTGGCAAGTTCACCAACGGTGTCCAAGCCCTGAATCACATTATCAAGACGGGCAACGACTTCCAAAAGGCGCTCGGCAAGCGCCTGCGCAGCTTTGTAACCAACGTGAAGTTTGTGGTTATCGAAGAAGGTCAAGAGCTGCCAGCTCAACTCAAGTCGGCAAAAAACGCTCGCCACTGGGATCGTTCTATTGCGCTATACATCGAGAACTACAACACGGGTGACCGTGTCATCTATGTGCGCGGCGCATCCTTTGGCGAGAACCAAGGCGTCAACAACCTGACCATCCTGCACGAGCTGCTGCACGCGGCCACCAACCGCAAGATTGTTCTGGCTATCGAAGCAATCAAGAAGGGGGTCAGCCTCAACTCGCCGCTGGTGCGTTCTGCAACCGACTTGCTCCGCACAATGAACAGTGCCATCAGCACGTTCAACGACCTGTCGGCTAGACGGCAGCTGCCCGAATACATCTCCCTGCTTGCTGACCGTGGCGAGGTCTTGGAAGACCCCCGCGAGTTCATTGCGTACGGCATGACCGACCCAGAGTTTCAGCAGTTCTTGATGAAGGCCCAAGGCTACGAGGAAGACACTTCGTACTTCAACCGCTTTGTGCGCGGTATCCGTGAGCTGTTCGGCATGGGTGACGACACCACCAACGCTCTGACCGACTTGATTGTCGTGACCGACACCATTTTGAGCACCCGTGCCCCTCAGTACCAAGCTCGTGGGGAGCAAGCCAGCAGCACGTTCTTTGGGTTTGGCAAGAAAGAAGAGCCGAAGGCTGATACGCCCATGGCTGGTACGACGGAGGTCAAGGCTCGCCCCAGTGCCAACGTGCAGCGTCTGGCCAAGATGCTCGGCTCCAAGCTGTACGGCACGCCCAAAGACATCGCTGTGGTCTCGATCAAAGAGTTGTTCCAAAACTCCTTCGACGCCATCAAGGGCTCGCTGGAGCAAGGGCAGCTGACCAAGGGCAAGGTCGATGTAAAGATTGACGCTGGCAATCGCTCTATCCGTGTCGTGGACAACGGCCTTGGTATGCCGACCAGCGTGATGGGCAATCAGTTCTTGCAGATTGCTGGTACTGTCAAAGAGACAAAGCGTGCGTCCGGCGGTCTCGGCGTTGCCAAGATGCTGTTCCTGTTCGAGAACAAAGCCCTTGAGGTTGTGTCGCTGCGCGATGGTGTGATCTCCCGCATGGTCACCAACGGTGATGACTTGAAGGCCGCACTGGATGACCCAAGCCGAGCACCAAACATCGAAGTCACTGAAGACCCCGCTGTTGTGCAGCGCTACGTTGATTCTTTGTTCCCCGATGGCCACGGCACTGCGGTGACTGTGACAATCCCCGATACGTTCACCAACGAATCTACTGGCGAGCAGGAGAAGATCAACTTCGATGTATGGGACCTCAAGAACGCTCCCGTGTTGGAGTACAGCCCATTGTTTGGCGACATCGACGTAACTGTTGACTACGGGTACGGCCAGAACCCACTGCCGATCGGTTCAAACTTCCCGACTAACGACTACACCCCCTTTGCAAATGTCAACTTTGCGTGGGGCACTGCGCGTATCTACGTATCCAAAGAGAAAGTGGACAACTGGAGGGATAATACCCATGTGCTGTCCAACGGCCTGTGGCAGTTCAACACTGCGATCAAGGATCGTCCCGGCTTTAGCGGCAAGAACATCAAGCGCACTTTCTATGTGGATGTGACCCCCGCCGAGAACGTCAGACCAGAGGATGCGGGGTACCCCTTTGACTTGAACCGCCAGAACTTCTCCAAGGCGGCTAAGGAAGACTTCGGCAAAATCTTCAACTACATCACCGCCATTTACAGCCAGCTCGATCTAGCTTCGGGCGTCAAAAACTTTGGCACGGTGCAGTACGTCAACGCTGATGGTTCGGTGACTGAGGCAAAAGCACTGGAGCCAACCGCTCCTCCTAGCGATAACGCGTTCACGCTGATCAAGCCCGGCGACCAAGTTGAAGTGCGTGACGGCGTGCTGTACGTCAACAACCGCGCACTGCCAGAGTTGACCGCTAAAGACTTGGAGAACACCAGCATCCGCATCGACGAGTTGACTATCCCGCAGAACGAGATTGACTCGACCAAGGTCATGATCCATGACAATACCGAGACGCAGGTAAGGACTGTGACCGAAGCGGATGCGAAAAAAGCGCTTGATGATCTGGTGGCAAGTGACCCCGAAAGATACGAGATAGTTGATCTCGGCAACGGGCGCTTTTGGATGAGCGTGTACGGCACCATAAGTGTACACGGCCCCGGCAGGACTAAGATTGTTGACTATTCTGGCGTCCCCTCAAAAATTTTTGAGTGGGCGACTATGAACGATATACCTGTGCAAGCTCCTACGGGCACGCCTCAGTCTTTGTCCGACCTTGCACGCGCCAAGTTTGGTGCCGAGCGGGTCAACAAATACTTCGCAGCCATTGGTGAGACGTTTCACTTGCTGCGTGATGCTCTTATCTCCGTCGATAGTTCATACGCTGATATGTCTACACAGGCTTTCGGCATCAGTATCGACAACGAGTACTACGGTGTCAGCATCATGGTGCCCTTCAAGGGCATGTTCATCAACCCGGCAACCACAGCTCTGAGCGATACCCCTGCGCAAATTGCCGTATCCATGATCGGCACGATGATTCACGAGATGGCGCACTTCCGTCAGCGCAACCACGGTGGCAGTTTTGCGTCTGAGATGCAGAAGATCGCGACGCTGCTTGACACTCATCCGTCGTTTGATTTACAACAGGCCAAAAAAGACCTGACCAAAGTCGTCGATGCCAATGATGGCATCTTTATATTCATGAACAAGGAGTTCCGTGATGGAAATCTCAAGCCTCGTGGCAACCGCTTCGCGGACGCTAGCTACCAACAAATCGGAGATGAAGGCGCTTCTGAGCCAATGGAAGGCGAACGCGCAGAAGGACAAGGAGGACCCAGCGTACCAGAACAGCTTGGAGCAAGCGCTCAAAGTACTGGACAAGTCGGCCAGCCTGCCGGAGCTGGTGGCCAAACTCCAGCGGTTGGAAACGCAGTCCGTACCCAGCAACAGCTGAACCGTGCGGTAAAAGTAGCAAACGCTAAATTTGAAGAGTCCCAGAACGGGCAGGAGTATTCTAAAGCCTTGTCGTTGCTTCAGATGATGCAGGACCCCCGTAAGGTAATCCCGGCTATCCGTGACCTTTACGCCCGCATGAACCTCGGTGCACGCTCAGCTTTGACTCGCGTGCTGACAAACGACTTCATAGTGGAACTAACCGGGCAAGATGTCCCCGAGCTGCGCAACACCCACAAGTTGATGCAGCAAATGAGTGGCATGACTGAGACGCTTCTCAAGGGCGCGGGTGATCTGACCAACGACATTTCTCGTGCGTTCCGTAAGGACCCAACCCTGCGCGAAAAGCTAGACAAGATCACGCACATGGCTACTCTTGCCGAGTACGACCCAGCGGACAAGTCCCAGACTGTTCGGAACAAAAACCTCGACGCGCAATACGATGCGCTTGGCCCAGAAGGTCAGCGCATCTACAACCGTATCAAGCGCCACTTTGAAATCTTGTCGAACACCTTCTCCAAGTTGCTCGATGACCAGATCACACAGTCGGGCCTGCCGATGGCGGAGCAGGCCAACCTGATCAAGAAGATCAGGGCGATGTACGAGACTGGTAGCAAGATCACTCCCTACTTCCCACTGGTGCGCCGTGGAGATTTTTGGTTGTCGATCGGCACAGGTGAGACTCGCAAGTTCTTCATGTTTGAGAGCATGGGCGAGCGTGACCGTGCAATGCAAGGGTTTGCCGACGAGAAAGTAAAGCAGAAGCCCGGTGAGTCGGATGCCGCGTTCCAGAAGCGCCGCGACCGCAACTTACAAGACCTGCTGGAGTCAGAAAACTTTGTGTACGGCAACGACATCAGTGCCTTGCGCAAAACCACAGTTGGCAACAGCCAGCTTCTGTCCGGCGTGTTTGCTGAGATTGACAAGACTGGGGTCAAGACTGACTTCACCCCAGAAGCCAAAGAGCAGCTCAAGGATGCGGTGTACCAGCTGTACTTGCAGACAATGCCAGAGCAGAGTTTCCGCAAGCAGTTCATTCACCGTAAGGGCTTCGCTGGTTTCCGCACTGACTTGCTGCGCAACGTGGCCGACACGACCACCAAGATGGCGACTCAGCTTTCTCGGATCAAGTACGCCCCTCTGCTGCGCAACTCGTTGTCTCAGGCGCGTGACTCGATCAAGAACCGCCCAATGTACGAGCCCTACGTTGCTACCTTCGAGCGGCGTGTGTCTGACGCATTGACGGCGGGTAAGCCATCTTTGGCCGAGAGCATCGCGGCGGGGCTCAACAAGTTCTCGTTCATCTTCTATCTGGGGGGTATCTCCTCGGCTGTGCTTCAGCCGTTGAGCTTGTTCCAGACTGGCATCCCCGTGCTCACAAAGTATGGTGTCGGTAACGCCTACGCCGAGATGGGCAACATGCTCAAAGTGTGGCAAGAATATGGCGTGATGAAGAAGAATGCTGACGGTACCTTCTCTTGGGCACCTCCATCTATTGAAAACGTCACCCGCAGTGGAGACGAGCGCCGCGCTATCAAGGACATGCTGGGCCGTGATCTCACCACTTCCACCTACGCACGCGATGCGCTGGACTACAAGGCTACGCCGACTGATGCCATCCCGTCACCCACGGCACAGTTTGGTAAGGATACCGTCAGCGCGTTGGTGCTCGGCGGGTTGATGCACTCGACTGAGCGTATGTCTCGTGAGGCCATGTTCCTTGCAGCGTACCGACTGAACCGCAAAGCGGGTCGAGACCATGAGACTTCGGTGGACAACGCTGTCTACGACACCAATGAAGCCCTTGGTAACTACGGCCAGTACAACCGCCCCGACTTTATGAAGGGCGCTCCGGGCAGAGTTCTTACGCAGTTCATGATGTACCCTGTGTACATGACATTGTTCTTGGGTAGAAACTTTGTCGAGATGATCAAACCAATGAACGGGCGCACTCGGTGGGAAGCGTCTAAGAAGTTCTTCGGCACTATGGGGCACACATGGGTGCTCGGCGGCGCGGTTGGCCTGTGGGGTTTCAGCACAGTCATGGGCTTCCTTGGCGCGATGTGGAACTCCCTCAAGGATGACGAGTGGCCAGAGGATGTGAAGAGCATGAGCTACGAGTTGTGGTGGCGCACCGTCTGGCTCAAGGAGCAGCTTGGTGGTACTCAAGTTGCTGGATACGATCTCGCCGACGTGGTTGAGCGCGGCCCTGTCAACGCCATCACAGGTGTGGACATCTCCAGCCGTACGAGCTTGAACAACATGTGGCTGCGCGAAACCAAAGAGACCGCAACCACACGCGAAAGTGCTCTGGCTCTGGCAGTGGAGAAAGCTGGCCCAACAGCCAACATGATCTTGTCACAGCTCGATGCCTACGATGCGTTCATGCAAGGGGACTACAAGAAGGGTGTCCTCAAAGCCGCCCCTGCTGGTTTCCGCAACTGGATCAACGCGGCTAACTATTACAAGGAAGGCGCGAAGGACAACAAGGGTGCGGAGATTCTGTCCCGCGATGCCTTCACCACGGGTGAACTGATCTTCCAAGCTGTCGGCTTCCGCTCAGACCTGCTTGCGAATACACAGTACGTGACCTTCAAAGTGATCGGCCTTGAGCAAAAGATTCTGAATGAGCGCACCAAGATCATGAATCAGATTGATCGTGCGTACCGGCAGGGGGACTTCGACGCCTACACCGACTACTACGAGGATATGCAGAAGTTCAACACCAAGTACCCTACGTACGAGATCACGACCGACAACCTTGTGGACTCGTTGGAGCGCAAGCAGGAGCAGCGTGGCAAGTCTTTCCGGGGCATTACGTTGACCGAGAAGAACGTGGGGCCATTTGCAGAGACGTTGCTTCCATCCCGGATTGCGGCAGACAAGCGGGAAGAAAAGAACCGCCAAAAATAAAAAAACCCCCCGACGCAAATCGGGGGGTAAATCAACTCACAACCAAAGAGAAATGCTGGTCCAACTCCAGCGGCTCCAGTGTAATTTAGACGCGCCAAACGCGCAAGCCTTTGACACCTTCCTCGACCACCACTTTGCTGATTGTTTTGATCTTCAAGCGTTTGGTGACCACGGCCAGAGTTTTTCTGGCCGCTTCATGGTCGATGCAGGGCACAAAGAAAGAGTACCCCTTTCGGAATTTCCTCCAGTCAATCTGGAACGATACCGTTTCGATTTTCATCCGCGCTCAGTTGTATGTCCACTTGCAAAAACTCTGAAGACGAGGCGTCGAACTTCAGCACTCGAACGGCGGGGGACACCATCTTCATGCCTTTGGACATTCGTTTGTTCATGGTCTCGGTGTAGCAACCAAGTTGCTGGAGCTCCTTGAGAGTGCCCTTATAGTTGATCTGCTGACGTACGCAGAAGTCTTTGAACGCCTTGGCCGCGATGTACAGCTCTTTGGTGTCGGGCTCGTAGCGAATCATCAACTCACCACGGGGCTCCAGCAGTGGGAGCGCCGACAAATTGCTCCGGGCATCCACTTCACCGTTGACCACCAATGCGTTGGAGATGTGCGCGTTGATAAACTCGCCGATCGCGGTAACCGGCGATGCCTGTGGGGGCTTCACTTCGTTTCGCATCTCGCTGAGCATACGCTTGAGCCATTCATAGACGGCCTTCATGTCGAAGTCGTGCAAGCCAAGGCTCTTGGAGATCAGGCCCCCAACGATGTTGCAAGCGGCAACACCCGACCAAAAACGCTCACGCTGCGTGAACTGAACTTCCTTGTCGATACGGGCCTGAACTTGGCGCATCAGATCGACTGCTTCTTCTTTGTTGTTCACAAGCCACTGTGCGTAGACTTCCATTGCGTGGCCGTAGTTCTCCCGCAGTTGGTGGTCAAACATATGTTTGCCGTGCTCCATCGAGATGATGTTGTTGTGGTCCACCCTGTACTCAAGCAGACGCATTGATTCACCGTCTGGCGAACTCTTGGCCACACCGAGCTTCTCGTAAAAGCTGGCGTTAGATGAGCACAGGCTGATGCCTTGCCATTTGGTGTTGTTGACGCGCAGTTCGTTGGTCGAGCCCTTCATCTTCTCTTTGCCCCGGCCTTGGCTGATGCTGTACGCCAGATCGGAGAACTCCATGCCGCTCATGTTTGTAATCTCGTCAATCGTGTTGGCGAGGTTGTTCATTACACCGAGCCTATGAATCTTGGCGTTGAACGTGTCCTTGAACATGGAAGTCAGCTCTTTGGGCTCACCGCTTACGCTGTTGCACATGTACAGGGCCGTAGACTTGCCCGAGCCTGACTCCGGGGAAATGATGTTGATGATTGCGCCTTCCAAGCCGGTGAACTTGAGCAGTGGAGAGCCGAACGCTGTGAGCGCGGCAAATGCGTGGGGCTCCATCCCCGGCAGGGCGTAGAGGTTAAACACTTCCTTCCACTTATCGAATTCGCCCTTGACGTGAATCTTCTCTGCGGCGTCTTTGTTGGTGCTGGAGGGTGGGCTGTAGAACACACCGTCCTTGGTGATCTCGCGGTCGCCGAGGATAAACTTGCTGTCTCCGTCGGCCCATCCAAATTGGGTTCTCATGGTTTCTGCTTTCTTTACATACTGCAAATTCTTGATGAACGACACAACGAACGAAGCAAGGTTTTCGTATTGCTTGTGGTGCGCCATGACCCCGTTGTGGGCCAACTGCTTGCGCAGATCATCTTTTGCAGAAATGGATGCTGTAGAAATACTGAACTCGCGCACACCATCGTGCGGCAGGTGCAGTCGGAACAACGCAACTTCCCCAACCTCGGGGTCTTTCATGCGCTTGACCACGTACAAGTCGTGCTCGTACACCAACGATGGCTCGTCCTCTTCTTCACTGGCTCGGCGGTAGATGCCACCTTTTGCGCCGCGGAAGAATGGGTACGGGTACTCGGGTATGTGGTAGTGTGTTTCTTCGCCGGTTTCCTCGTCAGCAACCACAAATTCGTTGTCTTCTGGGTCGGCTTCCTCAATCTCCATGCCGAGCACGATCGGTGATTTGATCTTGCCTTTGTGTGGGCATCCATCACACCCAGTCGGGTTCAGCTTTTCAAACGTAGCGCAGTGGTGCGGCCCACCCTTGGAGCGAATCTGCGCGAGTTTCTGATCAACTTGGGCGGGGTCGTATTCCGGGTGCCCTTTGGACATCTTGTGGGCAGAGGCATCACCATCGGAGCAAAACGCCGCAATCGACAATGCAGAGCGCCACAGCGGTTCTTCGACAGAGGCTTGGTTCTCAAAGCAGTGCAGCAGCTGCTGGCAACCGTCACCCTCGGCGGACCGAAGCATAATGGTTTTGAACTTTTTGACTTTGTTGCCCATCAGGGCCTCCATCATCGGGCTCATCGAGCGCGGGATGAAGTCGGGTATATCGTCTTTGGGTTCAGGCGCACCGAGCAGCTCTTTGAACTGTTCGTACGTCAGGCGTTGTGTTTTTTCGTTGAGGACTGTTACCGCCTTGGGTTCGTCCTGTTTGAAATTGAATGTGCCCGGGATGCGCAGAACACGCGATGCCTCAAACACAGATGCGTCAACGATCAGCCCCTGCTCGGCACACAACTCACGTAGTCGGTTAGCAAGAGGTTCCCAGTCGCGGCGCGAGACCACTTCTTCGAGTAGCCAGTATGCGTGAATCCCGTAACCGGAACTCACCAGAATTGGTCGTGGCAAGCCAGCGGCCATGCAGAACTTTTTGAACTCAGCAAGCCCAATCTCTTGGGTCAGGTAGCCTTTGATAACGCCCTTCTCATCTGGGACACCCTTGGTGGGGCCGCAGTCAATGTCCATCCACAGTGCGCGGAAGTACGTGGCGTTCTCATGAGTTCGGTTATTCAAAGGGCCGTACTTGGCGCATCCAAAATACGCATCCACTTTACGGCGAACAAACTCCTCGGCTACCTCATTGACTTCTTCTCTAGTATCTACAAAGCGTTGATCTGGGTAACGACCGTATCCGAAAACACAGTACCGCCCCTCCGTGGGCAACACGGTGTCGAGTAGGTCAAAACTGGACATGTTTTATTTCTGCTTGTTGCGGCGGCTCTTGATACTGCGCATGTACTTCTCGATGGCGGCGTGAGTATCTGGGTGGGGCACGGAGTCCCCTTTGAACCAGTTGTAAACGGCCATGCGACTGACTCCAAAAGAATCAGCAACATGGCTTACGCTTACGCCTTCAAGAATACATACACGGCCCAAGGCTACGCCTAGAGATTTGATGTTGGCCTTTTTATTGGCGTACACCAAACTCTGGCTGTAACCATAGCTCATGCTTACTCCTCGTCAGACCATGCGGCGACCACGGAACCCAAGTCCTTCTTTGCGGTCGGAGCGGGGGCCTCCGCTTTTTTGCTCTCGCGCTTGGTGGGCTCGGCCACAGCATCGGCAACCGTCACAGGTGCGGCGGCTTTGGGTGCAGGTGTGGGAGCTGGCGCTTCCAGCTTGGGGGCTCGGCCTGATGTGTCCGCTTGGTACGGAGTCATCAAGACCATCTTCTGCACTTCGGGCTTTGCCGCCACTTCGCTTGTCACAGCGTACTCAGCCTTGTTGATGAAACGTGCTGGGGTGAACAGCACCGACTGGTTGTCGTTTTCTTCGTTGAAGCTGATGGTGGTAACCACGTAGTCCAAGCTCTTGCCGTTGTTGGCAAGATACTTGGTGTAGTTGCCGAACGTGTGGGTGTTGTCGGAAGTGCTGTCGCCGAACAGGGACTTGGAAGCCAAGTTCATTTGGTAGATTTCACCTTCCAGCGAAGTACCAAAGTCTTCTTCCAACACCATCGCGATGCGCTGGCTGTAACGGCAAGCCTTGGAGTTGCCCATGCCCGAACCTTTGATGTTCTGTTGGCAGGTGTCGCAACGATCGGACTGCGCGTTGGTCGAACCAGCGTCAGGCACGTTACCGTCATTGCTGAAGCAGTCAGGTGCAGTCGGCTCGGCATCGGGGGTCCACTGCTTTGCGTAGAAGATGCGGCCAACTTTGGGGGATGCGTTCACGATGATGGCGTTGATGTTGCCCTTCACCTTGCCCATTTCCTCGCCGCCGACTACTTTGCGGAAGATGCCGTTTTTCGGCACGATGCGCTTGACCCCGGTCTTACCGGCAAGAGATTTTGTAAGGTCACTGACACCTGCTTGTTGCAGAAAGTCGGGGAGGTCTTGATTCAACAGTGTGAGATTACTCATCTTAATTTCCTTTGGAACGTCTAACAACCACGGAGTACGAATTTTCCACGTTGACCCCGATAGGGAACGTGTTGGGATTCTCAGAAAGAAACTCTTTCAGGTGTGTCTGATGGAGTCGCTTTTCTAACAGGCCAAACGCATCATGTTCACGAATGAACTGATACATCGAATCCCAATCATTCGTCCAGTACCGTGACTTTACGGAACGGATGATCGTGCCATGTGGGGTGCGAACGCTGTCAGCGTTCATCTGCTTGCAGACTTCAAGCATCTCGGTCTCGATGATGCTCATCTGCTCTTCAAGTTCTTTTTCGCGGGCCTCGGCCTCACGGCGCATGTCGTCCCGCTTGTCGCGCATCTTGAGGTAGACGGCGGTCAGTGTGTCGAGGTCTATGAGGGGGGAATCTTTCCCCTGAACTTCTTCGTCCATACTTTTCTCCTTGGTTGGTGGGCTACTCTACCACAACTCTTGACACTGTCAAGAGGTTTCTTCAGAAATTTCTTCTTGGTAGAGGTCGATGATTTCTTTGTGTCCCGCCACGTTGTTTTGCAACATGGAGTACAGGCGGCTTTCGACTTGGCTTCCACGGATGTGGATGATGGTCATGGGGTTGACCTGACCGGGGCGGTCGATACGTGCGTTGGCTTGCAAGTACGTTTCAACACTGGTGCACGGAGCGTACCAAATAATGGTGTCTGCGGCAGTTAGGGTAAGCCCGTGTGACGCGGCTTGTGGTTGGATAATCAACACCTTGGGGTCGGGTTGCTCTTGGAACTGCTTGACCACGTCCGAGCGTTTGTTGACCGACACACTGCCGTTGATGATCTCGCAAGCGACGCCGTTCTTTGTTAGGTGCTTCTCAAGTAGCATGATCGAGTGAGTGAACGGCACAAAGATCAACACCTTGTTACTGCACTCATCCACAATCTCCTGCACCACGTTAAGCCTGTTGCTCACGTCAAAGTCCACCACCTCGCCAGTGTCGGTGTAGATGGACCCACATGAAATCTGGAGCAGCTTGTTGATCTGCGTGGCGGCGTTGACCGCTGAGATTTCTTCCCCTGCGGCTTCGATCATCATTTCCTTCTTGAGTAGCTTGTAGAAGCCAGTCTGCTGTGGAGTCAGTGGAGCATCGCGTTCAACGAACGTCAACGGGGGCAGGTCAATGCACTGGCGCTTCTCAAACCGGATTGCGGGCTGCAGTACGGTGTGTACGGTGTGTTTCGCAGTCGGCTTCGGGATGTACCGATACTGACTGACCTTGGTCATCACCATGTCTTTGAAGTGCGTAAAGAACTGCGGTACGCCCTTGGGGTTGACCAGCTTTGCCAAACCATAAGCATCGGCAGGAGACTGCGCGGCGGGTGTGCCCGTCAACATCCACAAGCCCTTGATAACTTTTGTTAGGTCTCGGAGGTCTTTCCAGCGGCTTGTCTGTGCGTTCTTATACGCAGACGCCTCGTCCACAACGATGAGGTCAAACCCACCATTGATGATCTCGTCCTTAACGATGCCGACCCCGTCAAAGTTGATGATGACGAACTCGGCCCCAGCGTTGATGATCTCCTTGCGCTTACGTGCATTGCCGTAGGCGACAGAGACCGTGCGGTGCAGTGCAAACTTGAACAGGTCACCCTGCCAAGCGGACTTCATGATTGACAGTGGGCAAATAACAAGCACTCGGCGAATGAGGCCAACGTGCATGAGGTAGTCAACGGCCCAGATCACTGATGCGGTTTTGCCGGTGCCTTGCTCGTTGAAGCAAAACGCCTTGCGGTTACTAACCAAAAACTCTGCTGTTGACTTCTGATGTACGAACGGAGTGAACCCGTGGGGGCGGGGCCACTCATACTCTGATAGGTTCATTTTCTTCCTTTGGTTTTAATCTAACGCATAGACGTGCGTGGTCGCTTTCAAGCATACGGGCCTCGTGCATACGCTCGGCTAGCTTGGACAGGTCATCCCCGGTCTCGTTTGCAAGGTCGTACCAATGAACCCAGCCTCTGCCATACCGCAGTAGCCAGATTTGCTCATCGGTCATTTCTTCTTCCGTTCCTTTGCGCTGGTCTCGGTCACCAGCTTGTGGTTGCTGTTGCGTTTGAACGAACGGTTCTTGGCCGCGCTTTCGATACGCACACCGTGTCCGTTGGTTCCACCTTTAGATAGAGCCTTGACGTGTGCAACATCTTTTCCTTCGCGGATGTCAGCCTTGCCATCACTGTCTCGGTCGGGGTGTTTTTTGTCGATGGTCTCTCGTGCACGTTGGCGTTCAGCTCGTGCTGGCCCTTCTCCTCGGGCTTTTTGTAATTGGTATTCATGTTTGTATGGTCGGGGGGTTTTGGTGTAGGGCATTTCAGCTCCGGTTGTATTCGCACTGCTTGACTGAGCAGAATCTGCACAGCGGACCTTGGACGGGATTCCAAACCCCATTTTCCAATGCCGCCTCGATTCGCGCAACATCACGCGCTGGTTTTTCCACGTACTTGGGCACCATCTCAACGTGGTGCTCAGCTTTGACAAACTCTTTACTTACAACGAACAAGAGGGCCGACTTAACCCGCTCAATCTGGGGGAACTTGGCAAAGATGCCTGTCGCCACCAAGTCCAACTGCTTCACGTCAGCGTACCGTGCACTCTTGCTGGTCTTGTAGTCCACAGAGTAGGCGAGCTTCTTTTCCTCGTTGATCACCACCAAGTCGGCGATGCCATGCCACCAGACGTTCGGCGCGTGGAACTCACACGCTTCCAAGTCTTTGGTAAAGCCCAGCATCATCTCGCAATGCTTCTCGCCGGGGATTGCTTTGAGGCTGTCCAGCGTTTCTTGCATGTACGCAAACTGAGGGGGAACTGGTGTATCGTCGCGGATGTATTCTTCCGCAGCAGTGTGGGCAGACTTCCCGTACAGCGTGGCCGTGGTGTCGGGCTCGACAACATCCTTGGCGATTTTGGTGTGGTAATACTTCTTCGGACATTGCTGGAATGTCTTCAGGCTACTGAATGACCAGACGATGCTCATGTGTTGAGTCCTTTTAGGATCAGTAGGGTTGTAAGTGCTTGCGTAAGCGTTTGATCCTCGGGCACGATGAACATCTCGCTGGTCCAGTCAGGTCCGTGGTTGTTGGGCTTGTACGTAGAGACTTCTAAGATGCGCCCGTTCATCGCCTTCATCACGCCGATGCGGAACGAGGGGGTGACCTCACTGCGCACGGATTCAAGGCCAAGGGTTGGGCGTGGTGAGTCGTTTTCCCGCAACGCCCATTGAATTACTCGATTGATCAGTCTTCTCATCAGCAGTCTCCATAACTTTTGCCTGAACCAGATTCGCAGTTAAGAGGGAGGTCAAGCCCCCACTGCGGACGTATACGCATACACAGCTCAACGTATTCAACAGCACGTTCCACCTCGGCCTCGGGCACGATGCAAGCGATCGCGTCATGCACCGTCATGACCACTTGATACTTCTTCGCAACCAGCAACATCTGATCACCAATCACGATCCGTGCAAGGGCTTGGCATACGTTCTCCACCACCTTGCCGCCATAAATGCGGTTGGGGATTGTAGCTTTGCCTTTCTTGGTGTCGTACACGTACTCGGGCTTGCCGTCTTCCTCGTTGGTGGACCAGCGTAGGTTGGGGTAACGTAAGTACAAGCCGTTCGGTAACAGGATGCCTTTGGTGCCCAGCACCTTCAGCAGACCGTCTCGTCCAAGCTCGGCGTACTGGTCGCCGATGATGGCTCCAAGGACTCCCCCTGCGGCCTTCCACAGCTCGGTGATCTTGGGGTAAGTGCGGCGGTACGTGTCTATGATGCGTTTGGTTTCGTCAAGCTCGATAACAACACCAAAGTTTTTAAGCTGCGCTTGGAATTTTGCCGCGCCCATGCCGTACCCCGCACCAAGGATTGTCGTTTTACCCACGAACCGTTCATCCTTGGTAATGTCCGAGATTGCCTTGCCATAAATAGCAGATGCCATGATTTTGTAAACGTCTTCGCCACGGTCAAATGCCTCCACCAAATCGTCTTGTCCTGCAAGCCATGCCAACGTACGTGCTTCAATCTGCGATGAGTCCGAGTCGATCATCATGTACCCGTCAGGGGCCAATATGGACTTCTTCAGGGGGGAGTTCCTCGGCAGGTTTTGCAGGTTCAACTTGTCGTCACCACCCCAGCGTCCCGTGTGGGCCGCGTAGTACCGCAAGGGAACTGGCATAGGTCCGCGTTGGGCAATCCCGATGAACCGCTCGGTCCGGCTCTCCTCGATCGTGGACTTGGTACCCAGTCGGGCGGCAACCAAGGTCTGCACTGCCGTGGTCGGATGTTCGAGCAGGGCTTTGAACTCCTCGTCCGTCTTGGCAAACGCGTACGTCAGCTTACCCGTGGCAGGGCTCTTCTTCATTGGTGGCTCAACACCCAGATCACGCAACAGATCGGCGAACTGAGGGTTGCTCATCAACGTATCTTTGTCGAAGTTCCTGAGCAGGTCTTCTTTGCGGCGTTGCTCTGCCTTCAAGTGATCGCGCAGCAGCAGCTCATCCAATCGCAACACAGGGTCGGTGAACATGCGAACGGTCAGGTCGATCAGGCGCAACTCAGTCTTGGGGAACCCTTGGCTCATGTGGCCGAACAAGTCCCACGTCAGCGCCACATCGTTACGGCAGTACGAACCGTAGTCGGCTAGCTCCTCGGGCGTGAAGTCCTTGCGGAAGTAGTTGATGTACTGCTTGACCTGCGTACCCTTCTCGCCGATGCCGTAGTGCTCAGCCAACACACCGAGGCTCCCGCCTACGTTCGTACCGTGAAGTGCTCGGCCCATGCTCAGCGTATCCAACCAGCCCTTTGGTTTGATGCCGAAGTGCTCGGACAGGATAAACCCATCGAACACAGCGTTGTGCGCCAGCGCAAGGGAGTTGGCCCAGTCGAACTGCTTGAGGAACTTGGCGGTCTCGGTCATCGAACCGCTGAACCACTCGGGCTCACCGTCATTGACCTGCACCGCCACACCGATCACCTCAAACAATGGGTCTCGTACGTATTCCTCAGTAGTCTGTTTGGCGAACCCAAGGGCACCACCATACGCAGATTCAAAGTCGATAGTGATGATGTTCATGGGAAGTTGTACCGGGTTTCCGATTGCTTGGGTATCGTTTGGTTGGAAATTGCTGCGACACGGCTATCGTATGAACTTCCAGTGATGACCCCTTGGGAGATCACCCCTTGAGCGTACCCCTTCATCTGGTCCTGCATCTCGTCCCTCAACAAAGTCTGCACTACGCTGTAATCAAACTCTTTGCGGCGCACAGCTTTCAGCGCCTCGTGCAGTGCGCCCTTCTCGGGCTCGGTCAGCACCTCACGGAACTTATCTTTGAAAATAAAGCGCCACTTGTCTGCCTCGTTGAAGAACTCCTCGGGGTTGGTCTCCATGCGCTTGATGACGGTCTCGACACCTGTTGAAAAATTAGACATTGTTGCTTCCTTGGTAAATCATTTTGCTCTCTCCTTGACCCACTGTTTAAACTCTTCCAAGTTCTCCTCGTTGACTACCCATGCGTGGCCGCCAGACATCAAAATGTCTCGCAGGTTCTTTTCTTGGAGTGCGGTGGTCTTGCCCTTACCCGCCTTGGCTTCAATCGCCACAAACTGGCCTTGTAAGCAACATAGGAAGTCGGGCACACCAGCGTTACCGTAGCCACTGCCGATTGGCATAGCGTAGTAGACGTTGTGTTCTTTCAGGGTGGTCTTGATCTTGGCCTTGACCTTGGCCTCTGGCGTGGTTGCCATCAGTCAAGCCACTCCATGAACGTGTTGCCCTTGTGCTGGAAGATAGCAAGCCGTTGCAGTGTGCCGCCGCCTTGGGATTGGGGGCCGCACTCCTCGCAGTCGAACTCAATGATCAGTCCGTGTCGGCGGGGGCTGGGGTTGCAGGTATCTCGGTTGGGGAAGTCAGATGTTTGGACGGCCTTTCCGTCCTGAGCAATCACCGTGGTGGTGTCGCCATCTTCGCCACGTTCAAAGACCGTGACATTGGTCTGGTGCAGGTAGTCGCTTCCACACTTGCACTTCAGCTGTCCGTAGTGCGTGGGGTCTACATCAGCGGGGTGTTTTCCAAACGCCATCTCATACTCCAATTTGTTTTCAGGACCCAGAGAATACCACACCTCTTTACTTTGTCAACACCCAGACGCAAAAAAGCCGCCCGAAGGCGGCTTGGTATTTTCCCTAACAAATGTTAGGATTTTTTGGGGTACTTGGACTCCATCTCGATCAGCAGGTCGATCTCGTGCTTGATCTTGTACAGGTCATCGAACCGTTTTTCCACCGGCTTTTCACGCCAGCGGGTGATGCGCTTGACGACACACCCCTCAAGAAAGTTCAAGTTGTTTGCGGAAATGTACTCCACTGGTTGGATTGGCTTGTCCTTGTAGTGGCTACCCGCAACTTGAATGTCCAACGCACTCGGCTCTTCCATTGTGATTGGAATCTCTATCTCCATCGCCTTCTCGATGCTGTTGTCGGTTGTGCTGATGTGCATCACCTTCCAGTCTTTCGTGGGCTCTGGGAACCTCTTGCGGATGGTCTCTGCAAGCTCAATCTTCTTCTTGTCCATGTTGCGCTTGACCATGTATGCAACCTGATACTTCACACCCGCTACCTTGGCAACCTCGGACACCGTTTTGTTGGGGTACTTAGCGAAGTAATTGCGGATGTTTTGTGCTTGGGAAAGATTTTTCTTAGCCATTGATTTCTCCTTGGGTTTGGCTATTGACGTACGCAGTAAGAACTTCTCTCATTTTCACTTGCTTGGAGTGCGGATGGTGGGTCTCGAAATAATCAAGCACCTCCTTCGGCAGTCGCAAGCTCGTACAGTCAAGCGCGGGTTTCTTACCGGGTCCCCGCCCTTTACGTTTCTTCACAGGTTTGAGTTCTTCAATTCCAGTTGTCATTCGATTTCCTCTATGCGTACTCTGACGCGGATTGGTTTGGCTTTGATCTCGTCAAAAAACTCAAGTCCTTGAGACCTTATCAAAGCCGACTTGAAAGTTTTGTAGAGGTGTGGGTGACCGTCATTGTTGTTGTAAAAGTTACGGCCTCTGAGCTTGATGGCCCACGCCTTGATGTCTTTCTTCATGTCAATGACTTCCATTTGCTTTTTGGTTCGCTGGCCCTCTCCACGTAGAAGTGGATTAGAAAATTAAACACCTGCGAGTAAGTCATGGTGATGCCCGTGTCAGAAGCTAGTCGCGCACGTATCTTGTCAATGTCTTGGCTCACGGGAATCGTGACTCGCTTGGTCTTAGAGTCGATCATTTGATAATCCTCATGAACGCGCCACATCGGACGCACTTGTATAGCAGTTTGTCTGGAACTTCTTCCCAGCGATGTTTGCATTCGGTCATGTGTTGCTCCTTGCTCGGATGGCGGCTTGTAATGCACAGAAATCTTGATGAGCCTTGAGCGTTGACGAGTAGTGCAAGTTGCTGTCGCAATGAATCTTCCACCACTTGCGTGCAAACTCTTCACACAAATTCGCTATTTGTTTTCGTTCTTGTGCCAGCGCATCGGTCAGGATGTTGACCTGTCGCTCCATTGCCTCCATCTCGGCAGGCCAACTGTTGCGCTCGTCAGCACGGACAAGATCGACTAAGGCTTTGAGTTCTTTTGCGCAATCAGCGTTGATAGTTGTTACATAGACCATTCCGTTGTGTTCTTTAAACCCGGCATAACTCGCCATTTCAATTATGGTCTTCATGTGTTCTTCTCCTTGAGTTTGGCTTCGATGGCATCAAGGTGCGCCAGCGTGTCGTCCCCGTACTTGGCATCCAGCTCAGCCTTTTCCTCATCCGTCAGCCCAACCCATGTGCGCTGTGCTGGCTGCTCTGCCAGCTTCAACATACTCTCCTGCCCGGCTTCATAACCTCTGGCATACCCGTTTGAATATTCTTCGCTCATGTGTTCTCCTTGATGTAAAGCATCGTGATGGTTTCACCGGCTTCTAGGTGCGCTTCACACTCAGCCAGATAATCAAGCCCTTTGAACGTGGCATCTTTGCCGTTGTTGAACTGGATGTGAAAACCCCACGGCTTGCGCTGTGCTGGCTGCTCCTTGATTCGCCATGCTTCGCGGCGATATTCTTCCGACATGCCTTTGAACCAGTCGTCAGGCATTTCCTGCTGTGCTGGCTGCTTGGGCACAGCAAACATTCTCTGCCCTTTGTGGAAGATGACGCTGACCTCGATGGCATCTTTGTATTGCTCATAGTCCAGCCCCAACTCACGGGCGTTTTCTGCCATCTTGTCGAGGGCTTGATGCTTTGGGATGCACCCGTGCTTGGTGCAGTGAGCGACTGTTTCGCATTCGTCACAGATCATGCCGCCACCTCACACATCTCCCAGCCAAGCTGGAAATAGGACCAGCGCATTTGCAGTGCCGGGACAAGGTACTTGCCCTTTGCGTTCATGGTGAAATCGTTGTGTCCTTTGGTAGCCATGATGGCCTCAAAAACTTGTTGTGCTTTGCTCATGTTTTCTCCAATATAGGTGTCATCTTCCTTAGCCGGTACTCCTCATGTACGAGGGCAACGGCAGTGTTCATGTCTTTCAAAGTCACCACTTCCAGCTGTGCGTCATGCAGTTCCATGAACTCGTTGAGCGTAGCCATTTCAGGGGCCTTCAGAATAAATCGCCCAACCCCAGCACCACGAGCGCCCACAGCGCGTAGGGCCAGCAGTCCCTCTTTGACTATGCTGCTGTAGCCACTACCGAAACCCATCCGTGCAAAGGCTTCGGTCATGTTGCCCATGTTGATGAGTGTGTCGATGTCAGCGCGTGTCGCCACGCCCTTAGTCAGTGAGTCCATCGCCGCATGGTTCTTGATCTTGAGGTCAACCATAAACGCTACGTTAGAACTCACTGGGGACAAGTTTTCCACTACAAACCCGACTGGGTTGACCAGCACGGGCTTGGGCTTGTATTTACTGCGTTTGCGCGACATCTTGTTTTTCCACCGGGGTCCAACCAAACCTTTTCCACGTACGCTGCACATCAGTATCGGATGCGTTGTTGTACTTGAAGTTCTTATCGAGGATACTAGGTCGAACTTCAGTCTGGGGTCGGTGGTGTTGGTCTACCACTTTGAGTTTGGGTTGCTTTTTCATTTCGTTTCTCCTTCGGTAACATTTGTTAGGTCTGGTTCAATGATCACAAACGTGTTTGTTCCGGCTTTCATACCCAAGTCAGATACAAACTGCATTGGCTCGATAAGTTTAAGCATACCGATCCGACTACGTATCCACTCGGGGAGCGTATTGTCATCGCAAATTTCAACTTTGTCTTTGTGTTCCACTACGTACGTACCCCCACGCCGAGTAACAACAGCGCCGTTGACTTGTTGTTGTATAACCGCCCGGACCTTGGAGATAGTCTTCATATCCTCCGTGGCCCTTGTAGCCGCTTCGCGCTTAGTCACAAGCAGGTCGTGCTCTTGCGCGGGGTAGTGATCTTTTGCATACGCCATGAATGTATCGAACCCGACACCCATGACATACTTTCTGGCTGCGCGTTGCACAATCTCGTCGGCATCATTTATCTCTCGTTGCTTGTTCCACTCCGCGTTTTGCGCAATTTTTGCTGCCTCCTCACGCGACACCCCTGCTAGTTCTTGGGCATCTTTTGGGCCGAACATCTTCTTAGTCTTGGCAATCGCTTTGGTTGCATCCTTGGTCTTGTAGTAGTTCGTACGCTCCATCTTAGCTTTGATGCGTTCGTTGGTCACACAGATTTGGTAGTCACGCGCTTCATACCTGCGCTCGATCGTGCCCAATTGTTCGCCGTCACATAGCACTGTGAAATTGGTGAGCCACACGCGATCGTTGTTCATACTCAAGTGTCCGTTACCCCTGAACGTCCACAGCGGGTACAGCACTGCCAGCTTTGCAATCACTGGCTCCAGCAGGGGGTGCGCGTCTACAGCGCACTTAGGCATCTTTCTTTGATACTCTGAAACTTCTTCGGTCACCACCACGTTGTTGAACTCGGTTGCTTTCATTGCTTAGTCCTCCTCTTTCACATACCGTTGTTCCACGCCCAGCTCACGCCGAACTTCATCTGCCGCTTGCTCAAACCATGCCTTGATGACGGGCTCGGCCATCTTGTGCATGTTGTAGTCGACCGTAGCGTTGTATACGAGGGACTGCACCTCTTTGTGTATCGCTTTCTTGGCGTCATTCATAACCTTGGTTTTCAACTCGGTAGTCAGCACCTCGGCCACAGCTTCGTTGACCCACTGCTTGATGGTCTCCTTCGCACCTTGGGCTAGGTAGTTGGTGATCGGCGACTCACGGCCATTGCAATGGTCAACCTCCCACTTGCCCCACCTGTCCTCCAAGCCTAGTAACTTGAGCGTGACCTGCCGCTTTTGTACGTTTAAGTCGTGAATGATCTGCCCCGTCACCGACTCCGCATGTGCGTCATTGGCCACCTCAGTGACTGCCTGTACGAACTTACCCTTTAACACTGCGGCCATCTCTGCCGCTGTCATAGGTGGAATCGGTTCCTTCACTGCCACCTCGGGGGTGACTGCCTTCTTACGTGTTGCCATGCCTTACTCCTTACCAATTGAACTTGCTCAAGATCGCATCGACCTTGGACTTCACTTCGCTACGCGCTGTTGAGTCTTCCTTGATACTCTCAAGGTTGGCACCCAGCATCGTCATCTCCAGTTGCTTACGCGCCTCCTCCAGCTTGGGGTCCTTGGTCACGTTCAGCTTCGTCAGCAACTCGCATAGCTCCAGCGGGTTGGTGATCAGGGTATCGTGGTATCGCTTCTTGCTGTCCTCGTCCCCCTCGGCATCGGTCAGCTTCTCAGAGATACCCACTAGCATCGTATGCAGACGCTCCCACGGTGCTCGCATAGCCTCGGCCAACTTCTCATCTTGCTGGGACACGAACTCAGCTCGCATCTCCTCCAAGTCATTCGCTGGAATGTCCAGTCGGAAGTCACCAGCCTCGGGCACAGGCTTCACGGTACGGCGGAACCCGAACTTCAACATAACATCTGTTATGTCTGGGTAGTCCTCAGCTTTGTACAGTCGGCCAAGATTCACCTGCGCCTCTTGCACCAGCCGTGGGTACTCACTGAAAAAGTTCTGGCACATCGTCTCGAACGTCTGCTCGTAGGCGTTCATCGTCTGCTTGTATTCCATGAACAACGCAGTCGGTAACATGCGCTCACCCTTGTCTGCCCATGGCAGGGTACGTTGGTTGTGGTACAGACGAATCCGCGCCGCCAACTTCTCGATGTCCTTGCGCAAGCCCGTACCTGCGAACAAGTTCTTCTTGGTCTGTGATGCGTCACGCACTGCTGATGCGTCCGTATTCACTTGGGCCGTGGTCTCACGATCAATCTTCGTGGCGGGCCACACACTGATGTTCAACTCAACTAATAACGCTGATGCACTGATGCTCATTTCATTGCTCCTTCAAAAGTTTAATAAATCCAAGCGCCGTCTTGCGGTCGTCTAACCATGGGGTAATAATTTCCAGTTCGTGCTCGTCCACGTCATCACGTACCCCAGCCCACTTACCGGCAACGCACGTAACTCCGATCCGTTGCCATGAGTTCGGGTCGTACAACCACTCGACTTCGGGCTTCGCTATTGCCATGTCAGTCTTTGATGTGAATCGTTTTGCCATTCGGTGCCACGTCAGTGTTGCCACCCACGATCACCCACAGCACTTGGGCTGGCCAGTCATTACCCCAGTCACTACCAACGTACCCGTCAGTGAGCATGATCACGCACTCTGGCTTGATCTTGTTGTCGTTCAGGTACGTTGATACACAGCTTGGGCTTGTGCCCCCGCCACCTTTCGGTTGGGTAGAGGTAACAATGTTGCCCACGTCATGCTCGGTGTACTCCTCGTGCCCTGCGACACGCCCGTCCCAATACAGTAGATCGACCTTCTCGGGCTTGACTTCCTCGGCGATGCCCTTGACCTCGGACAAGAACTCGGCCAGCTCCTTGCCGCCTACCGATCCTGACGTATCCACACCAACAACCAAGTGGCCAACTTTCTCGCCAATCATGGACGGCATATACACACCCGTACTCAGGAACCTACGGTTGACCCTGCGCCAGCTCGATGTGTCCTTGGCACTGCACGTAGCCTTGACAAACTCACGCAGCACTTCGCGCCAGTCAACTTTGGGCTCAAGTAGTTGCTCCAGCTCACGGTTCGATAGACCAGTTCCCTTACCTGCTACCTTCTCATGCGCCATGAGGCCCTGACGGATCGCTTGGTCAATGTCGCGCTCAAGCTCCTTGGCTTCCTCGGGGGTCAAGCCATTGGCCTCGGCCCAGTCGTGAATGTCCATGCCGCCTTCACCGTCACCGTCACCGCCGCCGTTCTCCTCTTTCTCCTGCTTGAGAATGTCGAACACTTGTTTGGTGTTCATGCCACGGAACCGCTCGTCACACAGGCCCATCGGCTTACCCTTCATCGGGCCATCGCGATAGATCGGCATGGCGATCGTTTTGTTGCCGGGGTCCAAGTCCTTGAGCATCAGGTTGATCACGTAGTCCATCGCGTTGTTGGCGAGTCGTGCGTCAATCTCGTGCAGTCGCTTCCACGTAGTCAGGTGCCGGTACATCTTGTGCCCTGCCTCGTGAGCTACAACAAAGTTGAGCTCTGGCTCTTTGAGTGACTGTATGAACTTGCGTCCATACCGCTCGTCACGGCCATTGGTGCAAGCCGTTGGGATGTTGTCATCCACCCGTGTGCTACCCACCATCATCACACCAGACAGCAATGCGAACTTGGGGTCGCGCATCAGGCTGATCTTGGCTTTTTGCAGTTTGCGTTCTTCTAACATTTGTTACCTTTCATTGCCAATAATGACCATCTTCATGGCCACTTCAAACGAATCGAACACACCGAGAACTTCGGTTGTGCCTTCCAACGTATCAGGGCTACGCATAACGAACGCCCGTCCCGTTGCCTTCAACTTCTTGGCGCTCAAGTCGTAGTCAGCTGGTTGATCTGTCGCTACCACTTCTCGCCATACCCACAGCATTTTGTTCACGTCATTTCCTCCTCTATTGAGTTCATCAACTTACATACACCAACGGCTTCGCTCCGTTCATCGAACATAGCCAACACCTTGTGGGCGTCCCACCGGTCGCACACGCTCCATCGAACGATGGTCGAGTACTCGGTGTTTACCGTTACCCACAGAAAGCAGTACCTATGCAAGTACCCGTGTTTGTCCACGTACTCGTCGCTCATCGCTTTTCCTCCTCCTCTGCCTTTAACAGCATGGATATGAATCCGAGCACGGCATAGAAGTCGTGCCCTTCGTACAGCACCTCACGGGGCGCGTCCTCGTTGATGCTTATCCGTTGCCCCCACCTGATCAGCGTGAACTGATACTCTGGGTACTTCAGCTGAAACATCCGCTGTCCTACCTGCAACTGATACGCCCAGTTGAGTTGCTTGAGCTTGCGCAACTTCCACTCAAGCTCCTCCCATCCAAGCGGGTAGCGTTCGTTAGGTATCTCTGCGTACAGCATCACTCCTCCTCGTACTTTGCTTGTGATAACAACAGCTTGCACATGGCCTCGGCTTCGGCTTCGTTGTCGTAGATACCCAACAACTCCTTACGCACAAGGTCCCCCTTACGGATTGCATACCTGCATTGGTCCCGGTATAACAGCCGTTCCCAGATCACCGAGTAGCCGATCCCAGACAACATCCAGTTGATGTGGTGCCACTTTCGATTGTGTTCGCTTGGTACTGAAATCGCCATCACTCCTCCTCCGGTGGTAGTAGTAACTTGATCATGTTGTTCAGCTCCTCAGCAGAATCGAACTCATGGACGCGCTCTAACTTTCCAGTGTCGTCTCGGTACAGCACAAACCTCGGCTCCCCATTGTCAAGCCTGTACCCGCCCACTGCGTAGCCAGCTTTTTGAAGTCTCCGGCTGGCGTTACTGTACGTATCCACCCATCCTTTGTCGTCCATCCAGCTCACGTTTTTCACAGCAAATCTTGGTTACGGGCAACCCAGTCGGCAAACGCTTTGCATGAGAACGCAATCGCTTGCTTGCTCGGTGTCTTGGCGATGTTGATCGCAAACACGGCTTGCCACTCGGGGCTGAACCGGCTGAGATACTCCATGAACGGCGTGATCGTTGTCTTCTCGATACGGGCAATCGCACCAAAGATCACGA